CATTCAATTGCGTTGTCCATCCAAGATACTTTGAACCCCAAGCCTTTTCTACTTCTGTGTAATAGATTCTTCCTACTGTGTCCTTGATAGGTAAATCAGTACTCCACACATAGCCAGATTTAGAAGATTGAATAGCCACATGGCCAAATTTGCCACCTCTCCAAAAGTGTGTTGCCCCTATTGGTGCTTTCATTGGATCAGTAAATTTATGCTTCTTAGGTGTGTTATTCCAAGCAACAATTGCACTTGGATATTTAGCTTGTATTTGCCACGCTTGACGGCAAGTCTTAAGGCAAAGGCCTTTCACACCACGCTTGCCAGACATGTGAGCAACTGCCATCCACTGCTCAGCATCCTTGCCTGACCAGGGTTTAGTGCTCTTGGTTTTCTTTGACATCAACTTTTCCAAATGCGTAATCGTTAGGATTCAACCAGCGAAGAATCACTGGTGCGACAGCTGCAATTCCTGCTGACACTAACATCTTTGGATCAGTTACTCCTGCAAGATAACATGCAATCAATCCGGCAACAAATGATCTTGCCCATGATGCTGATATTGCTTTTAAGTTGTTCATAATATGCTCGCCAATTCTTCTTTGGTTAGGCCGGCAATCTCAGCTAGTTTTTTGATAGCAGATTCGCGTGCATCTTGCTTGGCTTTATACTCGGCTTCGAGTAGGCGTTGTGCTTCTGCTGTTGCTTCTCTATCGGCAATAAAGGCTTCTTTATCTGCACCAGTTAATTCAATAACTTGGTCATCTAAACCAATAAAAATCTTTTCTGATTTAAGCGTTGTAGCCATAAGTTTTCACTGTTCCTGTCATATTACCTGTTGATGCTAATAAAAAGAATTGTGACCAAGAAGTGCTGCCACCTTTAATAAATCCACCTGCGCCAAAAGTAGGTGCGCCTGATGTGTTTACTGTTGATATTTGAACGTTGCCACCTGTTTCAGAAACAAGAAACGGATTGTAAACATCAAAAGCAGTGTTAGTGAACCTAGAACCTGTACCACTATAAGTTTCCATTGAACCTAAAAATATAACATTTGAATTTGAACCATCAAAAGATAAATTACCACCAGCATTATTTCTTAGCCAATAAGCCCATTGATGATTGGAATCTGTATTTGCTGTACCAGAATTTCCAAATCTTAATTCTAAATTCATATCAGTAGAAGTTGAAGTTATATTAACAATAACTTTGTAATTGTCATAGGTTGATGAAAACGCAGTTACTGCTTGAGAACTTACTGCACTAAAACTAGTTGTATTCAGTAATACCATCCCGGCTTTTTTTGTGCCAAGAGCTGTGTTCATAGATGCATCAATTGCATCACCTAAAGTCTCAATTGCTGTTGCACCATCTTTGACCAAATCAGTTGAGGTCGGTACAGTCCACCCATAGTTCGGGGTTGTTGTTGCCATTAATTAACTCCTAATAACGCGTCTTGCCATTGTAACGCTGGATCTATTGTACTCCAACTTTCACCAGCAAATACATCTTGCCACGCTACTGGCACAGCTGAGAATGTGAAGTCTGAAACATTCAATGTAAGTCTAGCAGTAAATCTGTCTATGTCCCATGACCATCCTTCAACATAGCCAAAGAATTGATTTGGGTATAGAAGTGCTGGAAAGTCTGTCACTGATACTGGCATGCCGAAGAATACGCCAACAAGTGCATCAAGCAATGGTTGTGTCATAGTTGGTGCATCAATCTGGATTTGTATTCCTTGGATTACTGGTTGAGGGTAAGCATTCAAAAGGACAATGCGATCAGCCAAAGTTTCGGCATCTGTTGCTGTCTTTAAGTATGTGTCAATTGATGCTGTGATTCTGCCGTACAAGCTGATTGAATCTAGTTCCTCAGTTTGAAATGAGGCTGTTGGGTCACCATAAGTGATGATTGCATCATTGATTATGTCGTTGCGTGATGTTGTGACATTGATTCCATCTGCAAGAATAAAGTTCTTTGAGATGTTAATGAACCCATTGGCACTTACATAATCAGCTCTATGATCTTGGTCTTGGTATCCAATGCCACCAGATGTTGTTTCAAAGATGTAGCCACTGCCTGAGTCTGCAACTGTTTGAACATAATTCAAAGCATTGATTGCACCAGGGTCAGTTGTTGAATCAAACAAATCATAAGTGCCAGGTGTGTCAATGTCTGAAATATCTACACCAAGCAAATCATTCCAAGTTTCTGTTGTGTAATCAGTCCACACTTGTGTTGCAGGTAATTCATTCCATTTAAGTCCAAAAGTGTCGGTGATAACTGAGACAATACGATCACCATCTTTTTGCTCTGGGTATCCAACCAGGTTTGCTTCTTTAGCTGCAAGTTTTGACAACCCACCAGATGCACTGATTTGTGTGATAAATGTGTTTGTTGTTCCAGCATTTAAAACTGAAACTGATACATCTGTGATTGTGCCTGTGAAGATGTTTGTGTCTGTTCCTGCAAAGTTGTCAAGGGTGACTGTTATTTCATCAAAGATTTCAACATCAGTGTAAGGCAAGTTTAAGAAGTCAATTGTGGCAAATCCTGCTGTTGATTGTTGTTGTACATCATCACGACCCATGCTGATTTGTACGCCTTCAAGCGTGTAATTCGTTACAGCTGTGCCGTTAATCTTAACTGTGGCGTTTGGTGACCAAGGCATGATTATCTGCCAGGAATCATTGGTTTGACAAACTTGTTGACAGTTCCAGCCTTTGCAGCGTTGTTGATTGATTTAACCACTGTTTGGGCTTGTGCTTTAGAATTGGTTGCGCCAAATGTGTTGTTGATGTTTATCACTTGACCAGGGTTGCCACTTAATGCTGCGCCTACTGTTCTGATTGGTGCTGTTGAAATGTCAAGTAAAGCACCACCCACAAATGATTCTTTGAATCTTTCAAATGCTCGCACTGCTGCTTCAGTCTTTTCAATAATCTTTGTCAATGAATCAATTAACTTAATCAAAAGACTTTCACCTGAGTTTGGGTCAATGGCTAATAATTTTCCTAATGCATCACCAAGTTGTCTAATCTGTTCACCAAGTAAATAGGCTTGACCCTCAGTTGATTCAAGATCATAACCAAATGTCACTGCACCAGTTCCAGCATCATAAAATGCTTTTGTCAATCCTTGTTTGCCTGATCTGGTTAATCCATTGACTAACCCCTCAAGTGCTGGCACAAGATTATCTGTGACAAACTTGGCAAGTTTTTCCATGAAAGGCAATAAAGCAAATCCGATTTGTTCCTTGGCCTCATCAACAGCAATTTGAACTCTTTGCATTCTTCCAGCAAATGTCTCAGCTGCTGCTGCTGCTTGACCTGCAAATGTTTCAGACAATGCAATAACTGCTGCATCAAAGTCTTTAGTCTTTAAGATGTTTTCACTAAGTGGCACACCAATACGCCTCAAAGCACCCAGGTTGCCATCGTAGGCTTTGCCAAGGGCTTCTGTGACTGCTGCTAAGTCTTTACCTGTACCGGCTGCAATGTCTAATGCTAGTTGTTGAAGTTTTTGTGCTTTAGTAACATCTTGAGTTGATCTAACTAACCTGTCTAAGGATGGTCTTAACTGATCATCAGCAACACCTGTGGCTCTAGCTGTGGCATCAATATAATCTTCGGTCGCTGCAATCTGTTGATCTGTTGCCTTTGTTGTATTGCGTAAAGTTTGAGCCAGGCTGACCTGGGCTTTTTCATCTTCAATGGCTGCTTTAACAGCTGAGACACCAATTGCAAATGCTGCTGTGCCAACTGCTGTTGCAAGGCCTAAGAATGCTTTGGCTGCGCCAGCAACAATTTTGTCAACTTTGCTTGTGAATGATTGTGTTTCATTTTGGGCAGTGTTAAGTCCTTTTGTAAAATTGTCAATGTCTGCCAATAATTGTAATTTGAGACTGCGAACATCTGATGCCAATTAACTCACTCTACCTCTCCACTCAGCTCTTATTCTATCAACTTGTTCAACCCATCTTCGGGTTATATAAGGTTGCATTGCTTTAAGTGTTGGAAATATAAAGTAACCTGCGTTACCTCTGCCCTCGCGTGGTGATCGTGGTTGAAATTGTTTGTAACCAACATATCTGCCAGATTTTCTTTCGCGTTCTCGGTTTTGGTAAGCACCAAATTCAACACCCATCAAAATCTCACCAGGAACATTGCCTGAACTTAATTTCTGTTTATCGCCACCAATTTCAATTCTTGGTCCTCTAGCATAAGAAGATGACACTTTGATGGTCTTGGCTATGGCTGCGCCTTGTTTGGTTCTTGACAATGCTGATCCAATGGCTGAGGCTGCTTCATTAGCAATTTCTTTAGTTACTTGTTTCATATCTTTTTTGGCAATTTCATCCATCTTGTTAAAAGTTCTTAAGATAGCCAAGATTTCTTTGTCAGCAACTTTAATTTGAATTGCTCTGTTTGTTGGCTTGTTAGGCGTTGCCATGGTATCTATTCACCACATCTGCAATTGTTGATACCTGCTCTGCCGAAAGCGTTTTGAACTCTGACAATGGCTGGCGCGAAATAACTGCCAGTTCTATCAAAGTGCGCTCTATGCTTCCGGCTGGGTAAAATTTGTTGTTGCAAAGTCCTTTGAATTGATGTGAACAACTTGTGATCGCCAATCTTCAAACTTGCCAACTGGCTTGTCACTGATTCTTCTTTGCATTTGGTAGGCCAACCAGAATTGTTGTTCAATTGATGGTGGCAATTCTCGTTTGAATAGTTCAAGGAAAGTTGTGCCAGTTTCCTTTTCAGCTTGTGCAATTTCCCATGGAATAGTCCATTCTTCAAAAGACTTTCCATTTGCCAATGTCCATTCTATTTTAATCTTAAACATTTAGGTGACCCCTGTTCGTTAGTTACGCTAGTGATACTGATCGGATTGGCATTGTCACTGTTGTGGTTAATGCATCCGGTGCTGTTCCACCAAAATCTGGTCGCTTTGGTAAAACTGTCAAAGTAATAACTTTAGAATTTATTGTCAAAGTCATTGCTTGTGTTGTGGTTGGGTTTGTGTCTGCATCTGTCCAAAGTGTGTCACAGAGTCCTGAAGCAACACCCCAGTCTTGCAGAATTTCCATTGTTACTGTTCCGACTTCTTTGTCAACTACATAATCGACTAATCCATTCAAAGTTTGAACTTGTGCGTTTGGATCGTCTAATGTAACTGTTGCACTTATGATTTGGTCATCATAATTGACAGTTTTGTATGTCAAAGCAATCGATCTGCCGGTGAATACTGATGTTGGCATTTTTTTCCTTTCTTATGGATTGTAGATTGTAGTTATTGATATTTCAACCAAGTACACATCATTTGTGTTTGCTTGAGATATCCTTGGGCTCGAAACATTTTGAATCTGCCAAGATTGTGGAATCAAAGGAAGCACAGCTGCAACCATTGTTTCAAGTTGTGTTAATGCACCAGGATTGCTATTTGGTGCGACAACAAGTTCAAGAATGTAATTGACGCGCCAGGCTTTGTTGTTTCCAATTGTTACTGGCTCAAGCCAAGGATTACCGGCAGCAATCATGATTGATGGTGTTGTAATTACTTCTGCACCAAAATCAACAACTGAATAATTGCTGTTTGATAAGATTGCTGTCTTTAAGTTTGCGCGAACTGTTGCAAGAGTTGTCATCCGATTAACGCCTCAACATCTATGTAAGCACCTAGCATTCCAACAATTCTGTTTTGAATAGTACGGCCTAAAATATAAGGTTGAGGGACAAAATCTAATCCATTCTGACTTGACCCGGCACTGGTGCGTGCTTTGAACACATCAAGTGAAATTGTTAGCACAGCTGATTCAACTGGTGCAACATCTGCGTATTGTGATAAATCGTTTGCTGCTGCAAGGCCATTAGGTATCACATTGTAATAATCACTATGCACCGGAACTGCTGTTGTTGTAACTGTAAAAGTAAATTCATCAACAACTTTTAATACTGTTTTGCTGCCATTAACATGGGCTTGAATGCCCTCAATTGCAACTGTTTGTCCTACATAAAATTTGTGTGGTTTGGTTGTGTGCAAAGTTGTGATTGTTGATGTTTCGTGTTTGTGTTTGTCAATTGGTGCGTTCCATTTAACTAATAAGTTGCCGACAACTGATTCGGCTGTGTCAATGATTTCTGTTAATACGGCATCAGAATAAAGGGATGATGAAACACCATTAAGTGCAGTTCTTAATTCTGCTGCTGTGATGATTGATGCCATGTCTTACCTTTCGTGTGTGGTGTTACCTGGCAGGACAGGGGTCTAACCTGCCAGGCAACTCTTGTTCTCTTATTAGGAGACAGTGATGTTTCTGAATGCTGTTGGATACTTCGCACAAGTTGCAACATATCCGTAAATGCCAATTTCAACTTCGCCAGTTGAAACAACATTTGTGCGCAATTGGAATGCACTGGATTTGTACATTGTTGCTGCATCAGATGAATAAACAACGCCTTTAACGCCTGTACCGGTGTCAAAGTTTGGATCAACAACTAATCCCAATCCTGCGATTGTTCCTGCTGTTGAGCCTTGGGTCATTAGACCTGCTGCGTTTTGTGGTGCTGCTGCTGCAAATAGTGGTCTTTGTGAACCATCTACTGCTCCAAGTAACTCTGCAAAGTTTCCTGTGTCTGCAAGGAATCTGTTAGGAGTTTTGCGAAGTACTGCATATGAATCTGCAATACCATCAGCAATTGCTGCGTAAAGTGTTGCGCCAGAAGATGATCCTGGTGCTGCTAATGCAATTGAGAATGCATAAGCATCTGCTTTTTGAGCCCAGTTTGCAGCAAGTTCGCGAAGAAGTACATCAAGGTAACTTGGATCTGATCTGTCAAGTAGTTCGACACTAACTTTATTTGCGCCGGCTATTTTAACAACATCAATTTCTTTTGATGTGATTGCTGTGTCAGTTGAATCAAATTCAACTGCTTCTGCTGTTACAGCTGTTGTTGCTTGAGCACCAAGAATTGGTCGGTAGAATTTCATTCCGGATGCTGGTAACACGCCTTGTTCTAATGAATCAGCAAATGGCATTGAGTTATCAATGATGCCAATCAAATCGCGTAGGTATGTTGGTGGTACAACTCCGATGTTTTCGGATGTGGTTGCTGCATCAATTGCTGCAACTAAATCGCGTGCATCTGAATTGCCTTGTAATGCATTGAATTGTGCTTTTGCATATTCGCCAGCAGTGATGTTTGTGTTCACGCGTGGTTTTGCATAAGCAACTGGTGCTTGTACTGCTTTTGAGGCTTCAACTGCAACTTCTGGCGCAGCTTCGACCACTGGAGTAACTTCTTCAGGATTTCCCATTGAAGTGACCTCACTTTCGGTTTGGTTTGTTTGTTCATCACTTGCGCTGATTGCAGTGACTTCTGTTTCGTCTGCTTCTTGAGCAGCGACATCTGTTATCTGTGCATCAGCAAATGCTGGAGTGTCTACAATTGACACTTCCAAGATTGATGCTGCTGTCACATAAATTTCATCTTCTTTGTTTTCGTATTGATCAATGCTTGCACCAATTGACAATCCGGATTTTAATCCATCTTGTGCAAGTGCTAATACATCATCACCAGCTGAGGTTCTAGCCACTTTGAATTTTCCTATGATACCAATCGGGGTGACTTCATGATCAATCATTCTGCCTCGAACTTTGTTCATGTCATGATCTTCATATAATTTTACATCTTCGCCAAGTTTGAGTGAACCTTGTTCAAATATGACGCGACCGAAATTTGTCAATCCGGGTTTTCCGAATGGAACTATAATTCCAGTGATTTCTCGTTTGGATGTATTTGCTGTTAATATATCGCTTTGAAATTTAATTTCCATTATCTCACCAAATCTTCTTCTTCTCGGGCTTCTTCTACTGTTAGCACTCCAAGAGGAATTAACTTGGAATACACATCTGCTCTTGTTAATGGATCGCCTCGTAAGAAGTCATCCAAATCAAATTCAACATATTGTCCACGCACTGTCACATCATCCATTGATAGGCGTTGTTCAATTGCTGTTAATAATGGTCGAAGTGAGAAGTCTAAAAGGGCTCTGCGTTCAGCTGTAACATTTGAGTAAGTCATTGAGTTTGTTGCTGCATCCAAATAGTAGGATGGGATGTTCATTAATCTGGCACATTCCTTGGCAAGATATTCTCTTGCTTCTGTCATCTGCAAATCTGCACTTGAGAATCCGATTTGTTGCATGTCCACATTATCTGATAAAAAGGCTGTTCCTTTTGTTTGTCGTGCTTGTTTCCATGCACTTAGCAATGCTGTTGCTTTATTTGAATCCATTGGCACATTTGCTTTTAAGACAACTGATGGTGCAGGTGTTTCAGCATAATTAAACACTGCGCGTTCTAATGCAGCAGCAGTTCTGATTGTTCTGCCACCACGATTTAAGATTCCATCTGGATCAATGCCAGT